CCTATAGGCGGGCCGCCGCCGTCGGTATCGTTGGCCACGTGCACGTCTACCACCGCCGGGCTCGCCTGCCGCGCCCAATATTGGTAGGCACCCACCGGCCCGGCTACGCTAAAGCTCTCCGGTGCCAACAACACGCGCTCGCGGTAGGCTTCGTCGTCTTCAATTTCCACCCCGCCGGCGGAAACGGTGGTGTTGGCCACGGTTACTTCAATCTTCGGATGCAGCCGCTCGGCCGGGCTGTTGATTTGTCCGACCGACCAGCCGTTGCCGACTGTTCCGGTTTCGGTGCATTCGGCGGCCACTTCGGCGCTGCTTTGGGTGGCAGTCAGCAGGGCGGCTTCAGTGGTGACAAAGCCGGTCTGCCCGGCATTGACCCGCGTGCCCTTGGGTATGGTGATTTGTTCCGAACCGCTCAATACCGCAGTAAAGCGCAGGGTGGTCAGGGCGGGCTGCGCCTGCAGGCGCGGGGTAGACACGTCATCACCGCACAAGTCCAGCATCAGCCCCGTTGCAAAACGCGGGTGCTGCTGGCGGTAGGCTTCGTTGACCGCTTTTCGCGCCAATGTCTCGCGGTAGGCATAGGTATTGATCAGCAGCCGTTCGATATGGGCGGGCTGCAGGGTTTTGCCGCTGCGGGCTTCATAATCGGCGATGGTTTGCGCCAAGATTTCGGACAGATCGTCCGAAACCACTTTGACGTCCTCGCGTTTCAGTTTGTTCAAATCCATGCCGCCTGCTCCAATCTGATGTCTGTCGTATAAATCTCGCCCGCCACCTCATCGGCGACGCGCCAATAAACCGTCATCGTCAGATGCGGTGCAGCCCCGCCGAAAATAATGTCTTCGACTACTACCCGCTTTTCCCACGTCTGTATTGCCAACATGGTTGAGCGGACGACATTCGGGATAAACACGTCTTCTGGCGTGTCCAGCCATTTGTAATGGTCGGAGCCAAAATCAGGACGGGTAACGTCCGCACCTTTGCGGGTGGACAGGATATTGCGGATACATTGGTCGATGTCGTCCGCGCCCTGAACCACGCCCGAGCCTTCGGGCGCGAGCTGCCAGTGTTTCGAGATAGGTGCGGCGTAGAACATCAAAAAATCCCTGTATCGCTTATAGATACAGGGATTGTAGAGAAGGCCGTCTGAAACGCCTTTTAATGCGGTTTAATGATTTTTAGGCCCACCGGTTTGCCCGCCGGAATCGCCGTCATGGATGTGCTTGCCGATATTGATGCCGTTGACGATAAGTTCGCCGGTGATGTTGACTGTACCTTTGATATTTGCCGCTGCACCGCCGCCGGCATTGCTGGCCGCCAAACCTGCGGTATAGGTCAACAGCCCGTTTACCGTCGCATTACCCGTGATTTCGGTATGCGGGGATTGGATATCCACCTTCTGTGCCGCTTTGATTTTGACTTTGCCCGGCGTCTCAACGACCACCTCTCCGCTGTGGCGGTCGTGCGAGATGACTGTGCCGTTGGTAAACCGTTTGACCCATTTGTTTTGGTCGGATACCGGCGGTTTGTCTGCGGCATTGTAAATCGCGCCGATAACGCAGCCGTTTTCGCCCCACGCATCCAGCAGGCAGACAACCAGCTCGCCCACATCGGGGAGGCTGTAAAAACGGTTGCCGCCCGCCGCCGGTGTCGCCATCGGCAGCCAATCGGTTTCCATGTCGTCGAGTACGGGGATTTTTACCCGCAAACTGTGCGCCGCCGCATCAATCGCCGATACAATGCCAAATTGCATCGTTGCCGTAAAATCATGGGTTTGCATTGTTTTTCTCCTCGTCTGCGGCATACTCCGTCATTTTGATCTCCAATTCGGTCGTCCATCCGCCGTGGCGTGTGAAATCATGTCTTGATTGCTTAACCAGATATTTACCTGAGAACTTTCCAAATCCTTTAAGCCGTACCATTTGACCTGCCACCAACAGCGCATTGCCAACCAATGTAACGGTCCCCGCACATTGGTCGTCCTGCGCATCCGCCAATTTGGCATCTGCCCTGGCATTTAATTGCGCCGCGCTCTCACCCTTATTCGGCACGATACGCAATGTATCGCCCGTACTGCCGTGTTTGGCTTTGCCGCGTCTTGATTTACTACTGCGGCTGGCAGACACGGTCTGTTTAGATTTTGGGTCATAACCTTTGACATCTACTTTAGACGGGACCCCCTTAATCAAATCGCGCAGGCGGATACGGATGATGTCTTCGGGCAGCAATACGGCAACGGCAGGACGCTGTTTTAGTTCGGCATTATCGGCAAAGACCAGCTTATTTCCGACAATTTTAAAGCTGTGGCCGTACTCCTGCGCCAAACGTGCCAAAAACTCAATATCACGTTCCTGATACTGCGTCACCCGTTTGATGGGGATGTTTTTGACCGTACCCGTTACCTCCAGCTTCAGACGGCCTGCCACCTGACGGACAATGGCGGCCAAAGTCGTATTTTCATACGCCTTGCCGCGCAAAGTGCGGCTGGACTTGGTAATCCCGGTCGATAGGGCCTTCAGGCTGACCGTCGACGGCGGATGGTTGTATTCAATCTCAGCAATCTCAAATTTACCGAAAGAGACCAGTCCGGTAAATTGGTCGCCCAGGCTCAAAGACAAAGCATCGCCCTGTTCGGGATACCAATTACGCAGCCAGCGGCCGTCCGTATCCTCAAACTCAACCTGCAATTCGTCCGACTGCCCCTCAAGGTAATCGTTATAGTTGAACGAAATCAGATAAGGCGCGACGTCTGCCGTTATATCCTTGTCTTCGTAAGACAGGACAAAATCGGGCATGGTAACCGGATGGGTACTGCCGCCGCCGTCAAGGCCTTTTGATTTTAAAAACGCGCCTAACGCATCCACGGCGGTAGCTCCTCTTGGTTGTTTTTCGGCTTGGTTTCGAGGACGGGGACAAATACCGTGAGGCCACCCGTAAACTCCTCCGCCAACGGCAAGTGCGGATTGGCCGCAATCAGGCCGTCAATCAACAGCGCGTTGCCGTAATGCTTGTGCGCGATTAAGTCCCAACGGTCGCCGTCTTGAGTGGTGTAGCGTATTACCGCACTCATCATTTATCCTTTCTTGCCGCCAGCCAGCCGGTCAAAGCCTGGGCAGCGGCAGAGCCGTTTGCCAGCGCATCCGATGCTTCGGCAACCCCGTTTCCGACCGCATCCAGCCAGCCGCCGACGGAGCCGCTCTCATACCCGGCACGCAATGCACCGACGGCACCGCCCAGCCTGTTGGCCGCTTGCCCTGCCTGTAATGCAAACTCAGCCGCACCTTTCAGATCGCCGAAAACCGCCGTTACTTCCGGCAAGGCATTTAGCCGTCCCAAAGTGCCGCCGCCGATATTGAGTGCATCCCCCAACAGGTTTAATGCCCCTGACGGGTCGTTTTTCAGATTTTTGGCAGCCTGTATCAGATTTTGCATATCGCTGATGCCCGCTTCGGCTGCTCGGTAAATTTTCACACCTTTTTCCACCCCCGAAATCAATTTGCCCGCTTTTGCCTGCACGCTCTCCGGCAATAAGGACAGGAGAGGATTTTGCCCGCCCGACTTGACTGCCGGGGTCGGGAGCGGGTTATTCGGGTCGCCGACAAACTGGGTCAGATCCACATCCAATTCACGCGCCGCCGTCCGGCCTTGCGCATCCTGAATCAACGTGCGCTCCGTCAGCCGCTCAAGCACAAACCATCCGACAAACCGGCCACTGCCGTAAACCAAAGACACCGCCTGCTGCGCCTCCAAAGCGGATAGCAGACCCTTATACGCCGTGTCGGGATTGCCCAGCCGCCAATGCAGCTTGAGCGAAAAACGCAGCGTCGTCAGCTCGTTTTGCAGGGCCTGCAGGCGCGGACGGCCTTTCAAGACCTCATGTTTGGCAAAATTGGCGGCATGCTGAGTTTCCAAAGACGTAAAGCTGTTTAAAAGCTCAAATCGCACATCACCCAACATCGCATACATCAATAAGCCCTCCGTGCTTTGTCGTCCATCATGCGGCGGAACATTGCTTCAAATTCACGCAAACCGATTTGCAGTGCAGCCTCAATCTGCTGAGGATTACCGCCCGGCGCATTGATGGTCGGATTAAAATGGATGGTCACACCACCAGGGGCGGACGCAGCCTGCCGTGCCTGCTCGAAATCTGCACGATGACCGGATAGACGCGCAGCAACATCAGCACGTAACTGACCGACACGGTTCGTAAATCTGTCTTTCAGACGGCCTGCCCATGTGCCGATAGTACCGATTGGCTGGCTGGCCGTACGGCGGATACCGATATCCAAACCTTGGGTGATAAAGCCGCCAAAACGACGGAATTCACGGCTTGGAGAATGGATATCCATTACCGCTTGGAATTTAGCCTTAATCGAATTACCGATAGAGGTAATCGTGTCATATACTAAAGCTGCTGCTGATTTAATACCGTTAACCAAACCGCCTATCAGCATTCTGCCGAAACCGCTGAATTTCTCGGGTAGTTCGATACCGAACCAAGACAGGACACTGCGGAATGCGGAATAAAACGCACCCAGCGGCGACCAGTTCAGAATCAGACCGAGTATTCCTTTCAGACCTCCGTCAAAGGCGGTTTTCATTTCAGTGATTTTGTTGCCGACCCAGGCGACGATTGCTGTGATTTTCTCGCCTATCCACAAACCTACCGATTGGCCGAAACTGCGTGCCCC